AGGACAATGGTGATGAGCGTAAGGCCATTGATGAAATCATGACCAAGCTTCGCATGCTTGTGCAGGAAACTAACATTGCTCTCATCATTGTTAGCCACCTCAAGCGTCCATCAGACAAGGGACATGAAGAAGGTGCAACCACTAGCTTAGCTCAGCTAAGGGGTAGTGCAGCCATTGCACAGCTTAGTGACATGGTGGTGTCTCTTGAGAGGAATGGTCAGGCTGATGATCCCATTGAGCGTAACACTACCAAGGTGAGGGTGTTGAAGAACAGATACAGTGGACAAACTGGTCCTGCTTGCAGCTTGCTTTATAACAAAGACACTGGCAGAATGTTTGAGATTGATGACACTATAGAAAGGATGATGTTATGAAACAGTGGGATGATCTTGATGATTCTATTATTGGACAAGCTTCTATATGGAATGGCAATAAGAGAGTGGAGGTCTTGGTCTACGATGCTGACAAGATGATCAAAGTATTTATGGACAGAGATGGTATGTCTGAAGAGGAGGCCAATGAATACATTGTCTTCAACATTGAGGGTGCTTACATAGGAGAGGACACGCCTGTATTGGTGTGGCAAAGGTATGAGTGATACAGGGAAGGGGCATGCTCAGCGTCCCAAGTCAATAGCTGATGAAGAGTGGGCATCAAGATGGAATGCCATCTTTGGTAGAGACTCATTAGAAGATTACAAACAGTCGGAGAAAGTTAACAATCTCCAACAAAATGATAAGGACAAGGACGATGATCTTCTTAGACATAGAGACAAATCTCAAACATGACACCATATGGTTGTGTGTTACTAAGCACAGTGTTACTGGTGAGATAAGGCACTGGCGGGAAGCCGACAGTCTGCAGCAATATTTAGAGGGTGAGCAAGTTGTAGGCCACAACATCATTGGCTTTGACGCACCTGTCCTTAAGAAGGTGTGGGGTGTTGGCATTCCTGACAACAGTCTGGTGGATACGTTGGTGATGTCACGGCTGTACAAACCCGACATTGAAATTGTCGCAATTATGTCGGGCAAGGCCCTAAAACCACACAGCTTAGAGGCATGGGGCCACCGCTTAGGCAGCTACAAGATAGGCTTCACTGACTTTGATGGTGGGTGGACACAAGAGATGGCTACTTATTGTGAGCAGGATGTTCAATTGTCAGAAAAGCTATATGGGTTTCTGACAAAGACCATGATAAGAGAAGGGTTTTCCCTACAAAGCATACAGCTTGAGCATGAGGTGGCACTGATCTGCCGTGGCATGGAAGACAATGGCTTCATGCTTGATATGCCTAAGGCTATGGCATTGCATGCCACCCTTAGTGGGCGTATGTCTGAGATTGAAGAGAGCATGCAGCAGGTGTTTCCTCCCATCGTAGAGCAGCGCATCTCTGAGAAGACAGGCAAGCAGCTTAAGGACAAGGTAACCATCTTCAATGTTGGAAGCAGACAGCAGATTGCTGACCGCCTCATTACGCTTGGGTGGAAGCCTAAGAAGATGACCCCAACAGGGCAACCGATAGTGGATGAAACCACTTTGAAGGATGTTGTGTTCCCAGAAGGACAGATAATTGCTGAGTACTTAATGATTCAAAAGCGTGTCACTCAGATAAGTAGTTGGCTTGAACTGGTAGCCGATGATGGCAGGGTGCATGGCAGAGTGACAACTAATGGCGCAGTTACAGGAAGAGCGACACACAGCAGTCCTAATATGGCGCAGATCCCTGCAGTGGGTGGTCCATATGGTGCTGAGTGCAGAGAGGTATGGACAGTGCCTAAGGGGTATAAGCAGGTGGGTGTAGACCTATCAGGCATTGAGCTTCGTTGCTTAGGTCACTACTTAAATGATCAAGAATGGATGGATGAGTTGCTTAAAGGAGACATCCATTGGTTCAATGCACAGAGCTTTGGCTTAGTTGACAAAGGCACTGTGAAGGACGATAACAACCCTGAGCATAAGAAGGCTAGGAATATAACTAAGACCTTGACATATGGTGTGCTGTATGGGGCAGGAGCAGCTAAAGCTGGGTCGATTGTTGGTGGTAACAGTAGCAAAGGCAAGAAACTTATTGATAGTTTTATCAATAACACACCCGGCCTTTCTGCTTTGAAGAAGAAGATATCTAGGCTGATGGCTAAGGGTCATCTCCCTGCACTGGATGGACGCAGGGTGTGGGTTAGGTCTGAGCATGCTGCCTTGAACACCTTGCTTCAAAGTGCAGGGGCTATCGTAGCTAAACAATGGCTTGTTGAATCAACAAAGCTGTTGCAAGAGAGGGGAATAAATGCTAAACTGTTAGCGTTTGTTCATGACGAAACACAATGGGAAGTGCGAGAAGATCAGGCAGAGGAAGCAGCTAGGCTCATAGAGCAAGCAGCTACCAAAGCAGGAGAAGCTCTAGGTTTCCGTTGCCCAGTTGATGCCGAAGGTAAGGTTGGCAACAACTGGCGTGAATGTCACTGACGTTACTAGTGGGTTTTTATATTGGAGAAAATTATGACTGAAGAAAAGAAAGCTATTAAGCTGAAGGCTGATTTGTTCTGGTGTCAACACACTAAGATTAATGAGATGTCTGGTAAGTTTCAAGTTAACTTGTGCAACCTGTCTGATGCTGCTGTTGAAGCATTGGAAGAGATGGGCATCAGTGTTCAGACTGGTGAAGACAAGAAGACTGACATGGGCAGGTACATCACTTGCAAATCAGAGAAGCCTATGCGTGTCTTTGACGTTGAGAACGATGAAATCACTGAAGCAATTGGTAATGGCAGCAAAGCCAAAGCCTTGGTGTCTTCATATTCTTGGACATACAAGAACAAGAAGGGTGTTAGCCCTTCATTGAAGAAGCTGGTTGTCACTGACTTGATTGAGTATGCTGCAGCAAGCGGCATTAGCGCAAATGATGAGGATGTATTATGAACTTTAATATCACATTAAACTTGGACCAATTGAATTTGGTATTGGCAGCACTATCTAAGCTTCCCTTTGAAGCTGTTAGTGAAACCATTGCACTAGTACGACAACAAGGTACAGAGCAGGTGCAAGCTTTCGAGGCAGCTAAAGCTGTTGAAGACCAAGAAGTTGTTCACGAAGTGCAGTAATGAAAGCACTATTCGATAGCGATATATTCGCTTATCGGGCAGCATCCGCATGTGAGGAAGAAGACGAAGCAACGGCACAGCGAACACTGGATCGTTTAATTGTTGATGTCCTTATGTGCGGTGTTGATAACATCTATCCTGATTGCTTCGTGGATAGTTGGAGCATGCACCTAACAGGGAAGAACAACTTCCGATACAAGATAGCAACCACTGTACCCTACAAAGGTAACAGAGTTGACAAGCCTAAGCCTAAGCATCTAGCTTTCCTTAAAAGCCATCTTGTTAAGGAATGGGGAGCTTCTATATCTGAAGGTGAAGAAGCTGATGACACCATTGCCATTGAAGCTACAAAGCTTGGCGACAATTGTGTCATTGTGTCTTTGGACAAAGACTTAGATCAGATATGCGGATGGCATTACAACTTTGTTAAACATCTAGGCTACTATATTAAACCAGAGGAAGGTTTGGTTAAGCTGTACACACAGATGCTGACAGGTGATGCTGCTGATAACATCAAAGGGTTGTTCCGTATTGGTCCAGTGAAAGCAGCCAAGATAATTGGGGACACAACAAATGAACTTGAGCTATACAACAAAGTGTTGGAAGCTTATGAGGGTGATGCTGAGAGAGTGTTAGAGAATGCTCAGCTTCTTTTTCTACGAAGATATGAAGGACAGATATGGAATCCTCCACAAGCTTAAAGCCAAATGACATTGCACTAATCCTGCGTCCTACTATTGTGGATGGGAAATACACAAACAACTTTCAGGTGTTAGTCAGTGGCTTTGGACCACTCACTATCACTGAAGACGATGTGAATAACTTGATTGGTATGGCTACGATATTGGCATCAGTGATTCCACACATGGAAGAAGATGAAGCACTTGCTAACAAGCTTGTTGAATATTGCGGTAAGATGTTTGTTGATGTTGGTGACATTTCATACAACGCAAATCATGACAGCTTTGGTGATGGTAGCTTCACCATTAACACTAAGACAGTTGGAGGCATCCAATGAACATAGATGACACACTAATACAACGAGGTGTTAGGTATGGCAACTACAAAGAAGATGTCTCTAGAGTTTCTCAAGCTTTAAAAGAATCTGTCAGGTCTGGTGCTGAATGGAAAGAGATGGATGATGATATGAAGGAAAGCCTTGATCTCATCTGTAACAAAATCTCTCGCATTGTTAATGGTGATCCTTGGTATCATGACTCATGGCATGACATCATTGGCTATGCTAGGTTGGTAGAAGAACGATTGGAACGATTATGATTGCTGTTGACATCCACTTAAAGGTTTTCTTTAAACCTCAAGACCTACCCAATGTCTACCTAAATGAAGAAGTGCTGAGTGAAGCCATCACTGAAAACTTAACTGCT